CTAGTTCTGCTTTATGCTGAATAATTGATTCATAATTATCAATAATAACATTAGCAATTGCTGCAGAAAAATCATTCATCCTAGCATTTGGAAGTGCTGGTATCGAATGATGCAACTGACCATCAAGAGGATACTTACCATAATCACGTAAACAACGTGCTTGTTCTGCTTTTACATGGTCTTTAAGAATGACAAGACCTCCCTCTCCTGCAGGAATAGGTTTAGTAGGAAAGAAGGATAAAATTGCTGCATCACCAAAAGTACCAACATATTGATCATCTATACTAACAAAAGGTGAATGAGCACAGTCTTCAATAAGAATAACTCCTCTTTCCTTACACAGATTAGATATCTCAAGAATATCAGGATTAGGATATCCACCAATGTGAGTAAGAACAATAGCATCAGGTTGATGATCTAAAGATTCTTTGATAATACTAATGTCAGGCATCAAGAGTTTCTGACTAGACCCAAGAAGAATAATCTCTTTATTAGCAGTTACCCATGGCAAACAACTAGCAAAGTAGGTATTTGTTTGAACTGCTATCCTCTTAATTTTAGGAAATAGCAGACTCAATGTTTGCAATGCGGTTCCACCACTAGAAGTAGTAACACAATGACGTTTATATCTTTGCGAAAAAGTATCTTCAAGCAGTTTTGATTGTGGACCAGTAGACCAAAATCCAGAACGCAATACTTCAATCAATGATTTTTCAAGTTGATCATTAATTGATTGACCAAAATTTAAAAATTTATAACCCATCATCACCTCTCCAATAATTAGACCATTTGGGATCAAGATACTCAGTAGAAGATGCGAAACGTAAATCGCATGATAATCTTGGAATCATATTGTTAGTATCAAAAGACGCATGTACAACATTTAGACAATGAAACACTATATCCCCTTTTGAGATTTTTGGCAAGTACCAAGTTGTTTCAAGATGATCTGCCAAACTCTTCAAGTCACTTGTGATTATTCTATCATCCTTAACCAATTTTGATATTGTTGAAATATTTTTATAAGAATTTTTAAGATAAACAAGTTGACCATGATGAAAATCAGCAGGTCCAAGTGGTATCCAAGCAGTTAGTGCTTTACTATTATCTGATGTACGAAAGTAATCTCTATCACGATGTGCTAAGGTACATCTAGAACTCAAATGAGAAAAACTTCTTAAGATAGCTCGTGGAGATAAAACAGATTGATCTGAATGTAAGAGGACTGCTGCTAACTTTTTTAAAATACTAGACTCAATAAAATTACGGAATGGTTCTGATCGTACAAATATATTGGCAGGGTGCAAACCTATACCATGCGATAATTTTGAATTCTTAACATGAGTCCATTCACTACCATCATATTCATAGTCTCCTTCAAACATAGAAAAATATTGACTCCTTAGAGAGTCAATAATCTCATGAGAAAAAACATTCTTTACAACTAAAATTCCCTCAAAATTGTTGATGGGTTTACTACTAAGAAGATCATCTAATTCAATATAGCATTCTGAAGGTGCATCAATTGCTTCAAAAAATTTTTGAGATGCTTTTAAATCATATTGTTTCATGTTAAATTAAAAAAACTACAATCTTCAATACATCTATCATCTATGTAGTAGTCAGCATTTGGTTTTCCTAAGAGGAGTTGGTGAAATTTACATCCCCACAAACTAAGTTGAATTTCAGTCATTTCACCCCACATATCATATGCTTTGGAAATATTACCATTACATGTTCCCATACCTCTAGCAGTGAAATAAATTATATGATTACCACTATCATACAAAGAGTTTACCAATTCTATTCTATCATAGTTTGGAACTGCTTTATCATAGTCTCCCCAAGTATTGGTACAAATTGTCCCGTCGATATCAAAACAATATCTCTTCATGTTTTTCTCAATTTATTCATAATAGGAATCTCACTATCATACACAACCTTTACACCATCCCCAAGCATTCTAGAAACAATATTAATTTGTCTTACAAGTTCCTTACTATTCTCAATGGATGCTGCTTGATCTGTACCAAATTGTGTTCTACTATCAGTGATATGAAATTCAATGCACTGCGATCCAAGAGCAGCTGCAGCCAGACTAGCATCAAAACCACTATAATGATTTGAAAATCCTGCTTTAATATTAGGATACTTTTTCTGAAGAGTCTTAATATAATTGAGATTTAACTCTTCAATAATAGAGGGATATGTGCTAGTGCAAGCAAGAATATACTTAAGATTAGGACCCAGTGAGGTTACAGCAGTATCAACCTGCTCAGGAGTACACATTCCTGTTGATAAGATAGTGGGTTTTCCTGTAGAAGAAAGTTTTTTCAGAAAAGAAATATCTGTTGCAAGTGCTGATGCTACCTTATGATAGTCAACCTCAACATTGTTTTCAATATCATCTACACTTTGTTCATCCCAACAAGATACGATAAAGTCCATACCAAGAGACTTAGTATATTCTCTAAGTGATTGATATTGTTCAATATTGAATTCAATCTTCCACTTATATTCAAGATAAGTCATCTCACCCCATGGTGTATCTCTTATCAAATTTTTCTGAGCATCTGGTACACACAGATCAGGGTTTCTTTTTTGAAACTTGACAGCATGACAACCAGACTTATATGATTGATTAATCAATTTTCTTGCATGAATTTCAGAACCATTATGATTTATTCCAATCTCAGCAATTACATAAACTTTTTGCATAAACCTGCACCTATATTTTTAAATTATACTATAAAATTATTATTTTTTCAACATGTACTCTTTCATAACTATAGAGCACAATTTAAAATCATCAATAGAATCTATCTCAAAAGACTTCCATTGATCCATTTCAACAATTCCTATGTTCCCATACATTCTATTATTAAACTGTTTAATAAAATCTGGTTTAAACATATAGAATGATCCATTTTCAATATATTGAATATCATTATCTTGTCTTCTTTTTCTATTGTTATAATCATAACCAATACTTTCTAATCCATCTTTAGTTTTTTTCCATAAAGAACACTGATCAGTTTTTGTAGCTGCAAATAAAGAATCCCATACACCACTCTCTGCCATTAATAAACTATTTTTAATATCAATTGGTTCTCTCATTGGGGATGTAACCTGTGGAGCAAAGATCCAATCATAGTTCAATCCCAATTTTTTCAAATAATCTATCGAATAAATCCAAGAAAGTTCAGAAGTTGCATCATCACCAGATACTTCAGGTGTTCTTAAAATACTTCCAACACCATATTCATGCCCGATTTGCAAAATATCATGAGAATCGGAACTAACAAAAATATTATCTTTATCAATCCCACCTTCAATACATTGTTCTATTGTCCATGAAATTAATGGTTTACCACAAAAATCCTTTATATTTTTATTAGGGACTCCTTTTGATCCACCTCTAGCTAAAATAATAGATGATACTTTCATAGATAACTTTCAATAACTTCTTTGATTTCTTTTGCTCTACTTTGCCAAGTAAATTTTTTTATAAAAATATTTTGAGCATTATTTACAATTTTCATTCTCTCTTCTTCATTGTCAAGATAAAATTGTGCTTTCTCATAGAACTCATCTTCTGTAGAGAACATTACACAATTAACACCATCAACAACAATGTCTTCATAAACTTCAGAGTTTAATCTATTACATAAAATTAAACTTCTACCAGCAGCAAAAATTTCAAAGAATCTAGTTCCAACTAAATCAGCAGGACCAGTGGTTACAAGGCACAGTTTTGAATCCGATAAATGTCTGGCATACTCATCATCACTAAACATTGTACCAGCATAGTTGTTTCTATGCGATCTTACATTAATAAAGTTACCAAGTTCACCATTAAGTTTATCTAATTGCGATAGAACTCTTTCTCTAAGATTTTCAAATTGCTCTGGTCTTGTAACTCCAGAGAAGAAAAGATCGTGTTTATATTCTCCACCATAGTTTCTAAACTGTAGTTCACTCGATGACCACATGATTCTATGAAAAGGACTTCCTGTGTATTCTGCATACTCTTTGATGTCATGATGAACAGTAAGACCAGCAGTTGGATTCATTTCTTTAATCCAATCAAGTTTATTTTGGAGTCCTGTATATTCTTTATTTAAAATAGGAAACAAAAGAATATCATTATCCCTTATCAATGATGCAGGTTTCCCTTCACTACAATCTGTATGACCAAATCCCAAGAATACAATATCGTACCCATTAAACTCACTGGTTTTTCTAGGCACAAAGTTTTTATGATCAATGTCCATAACTTCTTTCAAAGCATAATACATTTCACTATAGTAAGAGCAATATCCACCACTCAATGGTTTATTAGGGTGTTCACAAAATAATACCTTCATGAACGTTTTCTCCAAGTCAGGTTCACTGGATTGTCAAGATTGCCTTTATTTCTAAAAAACGTCAGACCATATCCATAAGGAAGAGTACACATCTCAAGGTCTTTATCCTTAGCAAACTCTTCAGCAGCACCCATCATACCTCTACCAAGAGTATTATGTCTAGTATCATGGGTAATAAGAATACCATCATGCTTAAGATAAGGATAAATGTTATTCAAATCTACCAGAACCTCACTACCAACATGAGATCCATCATGCAAGATTAAATCATATTGTTCAAACTCAACATCTTTATCAGCAAATAACTCATTACTATTACCATGATAGAAGCTCCACTTATCACTACTCTTTGAAAAGTCAGTAATATTAGGGTTATCACTAAAGTTAGTAACATCTACACTAGTCAATACTCCACCAGTTTTTTCAAGAGCATGAAGAATAACGTGTGTTGAAAAACCACTACCAAATTCAAATACATTTTTAGTTTCCATACCTACAACACTAGAGTAAAGAAATCCATAATGAAGAGACATTCCTGTATCACCTCTTTCTGCTTTTGCTGCAATCTGTTCTAGAATATTCATTTAAACTCTCCTATTATGATTTGAAGATACTATCTGTGGCATTATGGAATTTTGATTTATGCCATTTGCTTTACCAGGAAGTATCGATGGTTTAATACCTAACTGGTGACAAACAAATGGAAAACTAATTTGATCTCTAGATGAAAACATGCATATTTGTTCCCACCACTTCCAACCCATACATTGAGTTAGATTAGTATTTCTTTGAACTCTTACTGGCAATTCGTATAAACCATTATGAGAAGGATAACACACATTCTCATAAAAATCAAGTTGTTCTTCCAACAAGTTTGAATGATCAAACCCTATTTGCTTTACAAAATTACCTTCAATATAAATGCAATTTCTTTCTGGATGTTTGAATACGGCAATGTCAGTATCTTTTAGGTATGTATCTATAACTTCTACAGGATTTGCATCTAACATATGTGTAGAATCTACCCAGAAGTAATAATCATAATCAGGTAGAAAGGCAAAGGGCAATATCTTATAAACTTTTGCGTTTCTTCTATTTTCATAAGTTGGATCACTAGAAAATTTTAATACGGGATGTACTGTCCATTCGTATGTTTCTTTTACATTTTCATCTGTAAACGCATGATAATCAACACCTGGAAATTTTTTTATTGGCAATAATCCATTAACACCGATAGAAGAAGTTAAAACTGCTATTTTCACTTTGATCTCTCCTCACATAATTTAACTATCTTAGGGTCAGTTAATTGTTGCTCTGTTGGTACAAAGAGTGCCCTATATCTTTCCTCAGTGTTCTCGTCTATATCAGTTAGATAATAAACCGCAAGACTTTTTCTATACTTTCCTTCTGGACAGGTCAGTGGTTTAGGCAATCCATGCCATGAATTCTGTGTAGTATCAAACAAGATTGCTCTATTGAACTTAGGTTCAATAGTTTTGACCAACTCTTTAGGTCTATTCGTTTTTGGATTATTTGACCATAGCTCAAGACCACCACCCCAAGTGGAATCCCAATCATTAGACATATACACAATCAGATTAAGTTTTCTCTGCAACTTCAACCTAGGATGAATTGAATAGTCCTTATGAATGTTTAGGTTACCACCCCTACCATGCATATGGAGTCCTCCACCATGTAATCCATAGTCTGGATATAAGTTCTTGATACCAGTCATTAACTTAATAGTATCAATAAAATCATGAGAGCATAAGTCCTGTAGTGTCTGGTAGATCTCTGGTGAAAATCTTAACCAGTCTTGTAGAGTTTTCTTATTTTCAATTGGATTTTTATAGAAGTACCACCTCTCATCATCATAAGCAGGAAAGTTTTTGGTTATACTTTGTGCTTTATCGGTAGGAAAAAAGTCATCAATAATCCAATGATCAAAGGGTTCTTCATGCATTGATAAGGTCATACTTTTCCTTACAGTATTTTGTTTCTTTCTCTACATAGTAATCTCTATTTTTATGAGAAACATTGGTGGTCACAGAATATTCACCAACTCTATTTGATACCAATACATCATTTAAAAATATAGGTTGTCCATATTTTTCATTCATTCCATAATAAAATTCACAGTCCATAAAGTAAACAAGATTTTCATCAAATCTATTCACAACTTCTTTCTTAAAGGAAAGAACAGAAGGAGAACTAATTGTGTTCACACCTTCTAATAATTTATCATTCCAAGTTGGATACAATTCCCAGTAAAAAGAATGTCCATCGTCTTGAGTGTGATTAGAACCATTCACTAACCACATCTTATTACTATTATCAAATTCATTTATAATTTTTTCTAATGCTTCATCGTCATAGAAAAAATCGTCCTGAAACATTACTTTTATAATGTCTCCCGAACACATATCAATTGCTTTATTTGTATTAGCAGGACCATTACCTCTATTTTCAGCATTTTTAGAATAAACAATATTAAATTTATTTTCAAAAATTTTTACAACATCAAGAACATCATCAGTTTCAGAATGATCAGAAATACAAACTTCAAAATCTTGGAAGGTTTGTATTTCTATTGTTCTCAATAAATCATCAATAAACTCTCCTCCTTTACCATAGGATTCCCAGGTAGGTATAGCAATAGAAAATTTCATTGACTAATTTGCCCCTCAATCCAATAGTATGTGTAACGAATACCTTCCTTAAGTGTCATCTGATAATCCCAATCTAACTTCTCACGAATTAAATCATTATTAGAGTTACGACCACGAACACCTAGAGGTCCATCAATATGAATCTTGGAGACTTCTTTTTCTGCAACTTCGGCAGCAATATCTACAAGTTGATTGATAGTCACCATCTCTTCAGAACCAATGTTCACAGGACCTATAAAATCACTCTCCATTAGTCTTCTAGTTGCTTCGATGCATTCATCAACGAACAGGAAGGAACGAGTTTGTAACCCATCTCCCCACACCTCGATAGGTCCACCTGACTCCGGGAGTTTAGCAACTTTGCGGCAGATTGCAGCTGGTGCCTTCTCTCTTCCACCGTCCCAAGTTCCTTCGGGACCAAATATGTTGTGATATCTAGCAACCCTAACAGGAATGCCATGATTACGATTGTACGCAAAGTAAAGTCGTTCAGAGAAAAGTTTTTCCCATCCATACTCGGAGTCTGGGTTTGCTGGATATGCGGATTCTTCACGACAGTCTGGGTTATCAGGGTCTAGTTGATTGTGCTCTGGATACATACATGCCGATCCGGAATAAAAGATTTTAGTTTTATTTTGTTCTGTAATTTCATTCAGTTTACGTTGTTCCTCAAGAACATTCAGATTGATGGACACAGAGTTATGCATGATGTCTGCATCATTCTCACCAGTGAATACAAATCCTGCACCACCCATATCAGCAGCAAACTGATAGATCTCATCAAAAGGTTCGGCAAACTTATCTACAATATCTTTGTAGAAGTTTCCAAGGTATCCGGTAAAACGAACACATCTGGAAACAAAACGAGTGTCTCTCAAGTCACCAACAACAAACTCATTCGCATGAGATGCTGAATATTCAGGATGTTTAAGATCAACTCCCCGAACCCAGTATCCTTCGGAACGGAGTTGCTTCACCATGTGACTTCCAATAAATCCACCTGCACCAAGAACAAGTGCAGTCTTCTTATAATCAGACATAAAATATTTAAACTCCTAGTATATATTATACTAGAAAAGGAGAGTTTATGCAACTCTCCTCATACGGTCTTGCCATGCACGCCACTTATTTTTGCAGGAAATAAGAAACCAAAGTAGGGTCTATGACTCCACCAGTTCTGTTATAGTCCATCCGTGACTCTATTATAATCATCTTCAATTCTTACAATATCAGATTCTTTACATTCTCCTTGTTGTATTTCTAGAAATTCAATTCCGTTGATACCAGCTTGAAGTCTATGAATGAGTCCAATAGGAATATAAAAATGATCTTTAGAACTAACATCTTTGGTTTTGGAATCCAAAGTGATAATTCCAGTTCCGGATAAAATATACCAAAACTCCTCTCTCTTAGAATGTTTCTGAAGTGAAAATCTTTGATTAGGAGATATTGTTATAATTTTGACTACTCGAAAATAATTTCTTTCTAAGTCTTTATACGATCCCCAAGGTTTGGTTACTATATTCATTTTTAAGGGAATTCCGTATCAGGAATGACATACTGAGTCTCTAACATAACAAGGAACACCATCTGGATCTAACCATTTGGTATATTCAAAATCCTCCATAGCAGTCATCAATTGCAATTCATTATCACAAAGATACATATCACGATAACGACCGGTATATGAATCTGATTTTTGAATGCGACAATCTGGTTTACCATTGATTTCCAAAGTGCCAACTTGGATATAACGATAGGGAGACCGTTCAAGAAGAACGGTTGGTTTTTGCACAACATTCATCAGGCAACCTCAACAGAAATTTTTAGATCAGAATACAAACAGTCCATCATGATTTCATAATCATCAAGTGGATCACCAGAAAAAATTACTCCATTAGATTCATAATATTTACGAACCTTCTTAAATAATTTTGGACTTTTTACATCTAAGAAAATTTCACCTTTTGCAGCATTACGAAGAGTTTCCAAATCTTTGGTTTTGAATTTTTCAGTCAGTGCCATTGTCCGTTTTGATTACCTGTATATTATAAGGTGTTGTGATTATGTAGTCAAGTAGTTGTTAAGGCAGGTGCGGTATCCGGTTATAATCCATATCATAAGTCAATGCACATTCTTATGATAAACACGATTACATTGCCTCCCATGCTCCATTTACTTCTCTGACCTTAACTGTAGGTTCCTATCGCCGCTACTCCTGAACCTACTGAAGGGAAGTACCGCAGTTGATATCTCAACTCTAGTATTATACTACCTCCGGTGCCCTCTGTCAAATGGTGCCCAATGCTGCCAGTTGTATTTGTGAACTGCCCACATTCCTATGACAGGAATAAAAACAAGGCACCATGCCAAAAACCCACAACCCCATGGGTTATTTAATACTGTTCCGCAAAACCTAGCAAACTGTAACATTACTCTTGTAAAATTGAAAGGATAAAAAGAAATAAACCGAATAAAGAATAAAATATTATAAAGGCAATGACCATGTTTTCCATAGTTCTAAAAAGTAACGATCAACTTGATACAAGTCCTTAGCAGGTGGAATTTCATTAATGTTTTCTGACCACTCTTTACAAAAAGATCTCATCTCATATGAAATTTTATTTGGTGTAAACATTCTACCGAATGACGACATGGCAAACGCATGTCTCATTTTAATGCGCTGTTCCATTTCCGTCATATTTGTCACTTTCATAGTAGACATTTTCACCCTTTCTGTACCCGAAATAAATGGTGGCACATAGAAAGGGTATTGTTCCCCAGAGTAATACATCTGCTAAAGTCATATTATATTTCCTGGTGATAAAGATTGAAAAATTTTGGAACAAGTATCAATAGCATAAGGTGCTCCATATACACCGGAGAAGATATAGGATATACCTAACTTAGAGCAGTACTTCTCCAGTTCTTGGCATTTTGTTATGTCACTGGTGCTATGATCAATAATAATATCACCCTCTTCAAGTAATGGTAATAACTCATCGAGTGTATCTTCTGCCTTTTGCTCTGGAAGAGTAATTTGAAAGATACCAGGAACTTTTCCGGCACTAGTGTATCTAAGACCATCAGATTTAACTGCCTGGACAAGATACTCTATAGAAGTTACACACCCACTAATATATCCTGCTTCATATTGTCCACAGGCATTCTCATAGTTAGTGCTACTATAACCCCAAACTTCAATTCCCTTCTCAATCATACGACGGGACATACCTTCACCAGTACGACCCAAACCAATCATTCCAACTTTCATAAAATTCTCCTACAATTTAATTTGTAACCATGGTAATAGTGGTGGAATAACTCCAATCAATCTGAGAAGGCCCTCAGCAAATAAAGATAAGACAACCCACCCAACACACATGCTGATAATACCTGCGTTTCTATTGTGTCTCCGAATAGCATCGTCAATCATCTCCTGACACTCTTTTTGAGTGACATATTGTTCTGATTTTATTTCATCTATTCGATGTTCCATTATCCTGTTTAATCATTTTATCAATAGGATCCGGACCACCCGAAACAATTACACATGCTCTCTGATAGAAAAAGTTGTTGGTATTCCCAGATGACTCAAAAGTCTCTTTGACTTTCACCCAGTTATTATAGGTGTGCTCGTCCATGGTTTTTTAGATTGAAATACATATTAGCTATAATAGTTACTAATTCGTATCTGTCAACTTATTTTGATTTCCTAATATTATCGAATCTCAAAATCCATTTTACGAACTTTGCGTTGCTTTCTTTGTTCCTGCCATAAGATATCTTCCGTCGAAAGAACTCCTTTTTTAATTTTAGGTTGATGCGAGTTTAACATAACGATATTTGAAAAGTCAACTGCTGAAATCCTATCACCACGAATGGTTGCCATATTCGGACAACCACA